GGGCAACGGCAGCATTGCGGGCGGCATGATCATGTCGATCGCGGGCATCCGTATTCTGAAGTCGAACCACATCCCGACTACGGACGAAGCCGCTACGGCTGTCGCTCCGCACGGCGATGCGGGCATCGTGAACGATCCGTTTGGTGCTAACGGTACTGGTTACCGTCGAACGACCGACAACGGATTCCTTCGCTCGAAGGGCATCATCTTCCAGAAGGAAGCTGTCGGCACGGTCAAGCTGCTCGACCTCGGCGTCGAGAGCGAGTACCAGATTGAGCGTCAGGGTACGCTCATGGTTGCGAAGTACGCTATGGGCCACGGCATCCTCCGCGAGGAGTGCTGCTTCTGGCTCCGTGGCGATGCTGCGTAATCGCTTCTGAGTCTGTGACAACGGGGGCCACCATCGAAAGGTGGTGGCTCCCTTTTCTTTGGAGGACATATGGCAACTAACAAAACTACGCGACTTGAGGCGATCAACACGATGCTGTCAGTCATCGGTGAGCCTCCACTTAACACCCTAGAGGGTGCGAATCGTGCCGACGCTTTGATTGCCCAAGCTGTTCTTGATGAGGTTTCTAGGGACATTCAGACCGAAGGGTGGCACTTCAATTCAATGAGTCGTGTTCCTTATGTCGCTGACGCAGAAGGAAAGATTGTTGTCCCCCAAAATGTCGTTCGTCTTGATCTAACAGAAGAGCGATATGGATACGACGTAATCGTTCTTGATGGTTATGTCTACAACAAGGTTTCGCAGAGCAACGTCTGGACGAGCGGATCAACGATCTACTGCTCAGTCGTGTATTTGTACGAGTTTGACAATCTTCCGCAAGCGGCGCGACACTACATTACGATTCGAGCCGCAAGGATCTTTGGCAACAGAATGGTTGGCGACGAGAGGCAACACAGCTTCACCGCAATTGATGAGATGAAGGCTCTGGCTACTCTCAAGGAATACGAGGGTGAAACCGGAGATCACACGATCTTTGACCACTACTCCATTGGCGGAATTGTCGATCGGTCGTCTATCGCACCTCGGGTGTACTAAATGCTGCATGTAACGTCGATCTCAAATCTTCTTGGTGGGGTTTCTCAGCAGCCCGCATCGATGCGGTTTCAGAATCAAGGAACGGAGCAAATCAATGCCGTTGCCTCCCCTGTTGATGGCCTGACTAAGCGTCCTCCTACTGAACACTTCAAGAATCTTGTGGATGGTTCTGGAGTCGATCTGGCGTATACGACGCTGTTTACTCACCTTATCGATCGCTCCCCGGACGAACGATACATTGCGGTCTTCGGCAGAAATAACGCGACGAGCACAGCCTTTGCCCATGTCTATGACATCAACGGCAATCGAATTGCGACGAACATCGATTCCGGAGCACTTGATTACATCAACGAGACGGATGTTAATACGAAGCTACGAGCGATGACGATTGGAGATGTGACGTTTATCGTCAATACGAACAAGACCGTAGCTATGACGGCTAGCGTCAGCAAGTACAGCAGGAATACTACCTCCGCGCAATTTGAGTCGATGATCTGGATCCGGCAGACTAACTACAACAGGACGCACGGATTTAAGCTCAATGGAGTTTCGATTGAGCACACAACTGGATCTGGATCTGGAGATTCGATTGGAACGGAGCACGTTGCGGGACAGCTGCTGACTGCTTTCAACACGGCAAAGGCGGCGGGATCGGGAACAACCAACCCGACACTACAGGGAATTGTCGCATACCAATTCTCTTCGACTATTTTCTTCGTCCGCACTAGCGGCACGAACAGCATGAACATTAACGTCTATGACGATTTTGCTGGCGAAGGAATTACGTTGATCAAAAATGAGGTTCGATCTTTCGAGGATCTTCCTCCTGTAGCCCCAAACCTGATGAAAATCAAGGTTTCGGGAAATCCAGAGTCTCCCGCGGATGACTATTGGGTTGAGTTTCGACAAAGCGACTCGACCCCGAGCTCTACTGTTCCGGGCAACGGCCTGTGGGTGGAGTGCGTTGGGCCGGGGCTAAAATTCGAGCTGGATCAGGCAACAATGCCGCACATTCTGATTCGGGAGTCCAACGGTCAATTTCGATTCCGAAAGGCAGACGGATCGGGGTCTTATCCGGATTATGTGTGGAGCGATCGCATTGTAGGAGATGATCTCACAAATCCTGCTCCAACAATGGTTGGGCTGAAAATCAAGGACGTTTCCCTGTATCAAAACAGGCTGTTGTTCTTGGCTGGAGAGAACATGCTTTTCAGCGAGACAGCAAGCTTCTTCAACTTCTGGCGCACGACCGTCACGGATTTGGTTGCTACCGACACCATTGATGTCGCCTCGACTAGCCCGAAGATCGCCAATCTGCAAAGTGCGACTGCATTTGAGAATCAGCTGATCGTGTTTTCTCAGTCGTCTCAATTCTCCGTAAGCAGCAACGGCCCGATGACTACTACGAGCATCTCCGTTGCTCCGATTGGTGACTACACGAACATCTCTACAGAGCCAGCATCTTCGGCTAACTCGCTGTTCTTTGCGTTTAACCGCGGCACATTCAGCGGACTGCGAGAAATGTCGGTCACTAACCGAATTGACAATCGGTTTGAGGCGGAAGACATTTCTGCGGCGATTCCGCAGTATATCCCCGGGTTGATCACAATGCTGACGGCCAGCACCCACGAAAACTATGTGATTGCCCTGTCGTCGGCGGATCAGCAATCGCTGTATGTCTACAAGTACTTCCAGATTGGCGAACAGCGAGTTCAGAGCTCTTGGAGCAAATTCACCCTGTCTACTGGAACGATCTTGTTCGCAAGCTTTGTTGACTCTAGCCTGTACCTGATCGTCAAGCGCGGGTCCAAAACTAGCATGGAAATCATCCAGCTACAGACAGGCCGAAAGGACACGAACAGCCTCTATGTCACTTGCCTTGATCGGCGTATGGATCGCGCTAAGCTTCTTGCGCTCGGCGGCACGGCGACGTACAGCTCAGGAACGGATCTAACTACCTATGTCCTCCCATACCAAATCGGCACGGGGGCCACATTTCAAGTGGTCACCAAGACGGGCGTCAAACTCGCGGCAACCCAGACATCAAGCACGACAGTTACTGTGCAGGGAAACTATGCGGCAACGGATGTTTGGATGGGAGAGACATACCTGATGTCGTATGAGTTTTCGGAGCCTACGTTCCGTGGGTCATCCGAAGGCTCAATGTCGGCTATTGGTGGCCGATATCAAATGCGATATGCGACGATTTCGTTCGGCAACACCAGTTACTTCAAGGTTCGAGCAATTGTTGAATACGGATCGACGTATGAGTACGTCTACACGGCGCGTTTGCTCGGTACTGGAAATACTCAGCTGACGACGCAAGTTCCGCTAGAAACCGGGTCATACCGATTTCCGATATACTGCAACAGCAAGGGACTTCGGCTGCGAATTGAGAACGACTCTTTCCTCCCAAGCAACCTGATTTCCGTTGAATACGAAGCCACATTCACAGAACGATCGCGACGAGTTTGAGCTGCACACAAGGTTCCCGATCGTTCAGGACTGCTATTACTTGGCAAAGCATCTCCGTACCGCTGACTTAAAGGACATCAAGGCGGCGGGCCTTGATCCTCTTGACTCGTTGATGCGTGGCTACGTCTACAGCCGAGATTGCATGACGATTTGCTTACCAGATGGCACACCCGCAGCGATGTTCGGCATGGCTCCGTTTATGGACGGAGATACGCGGTGTGGAAGCATTTGGCTTCTAGGAACGGAACAGCTCGTGTCCTACAAATGGAAGTTTCTCCGCGAATCTCGCGGATGGCTTAGTCGTCTGAGTCAGGGAGTAGATTTGCTCTGCAACGTAGTTCACCGTGAAAACACAGAGCACATCAAATGGATCCGCTGGCTCGGCTTTTCATTTATTCGGCGCACCGAAATGAACGGTGAGCCCGTCATCGAATTCGCAAAGATCATCAACAATGTGTGAACCAGTTTCCATCACGGCAGCGATTGTCGGGGCCGCGTCTACGGCAGCGTCAATTTCTTCCCAGAACTCTGCCTACAGGCAGCAAGCCGCATATCAGAATCGACTCGCAAAGGCGCAGAATGAGCAGTTTGCGAAGACGATCGCGGAGGTGCGAAGTGACGTTGGCCTTCAAACGGATCAGCTGTATGCCAACTTTGGTGAGCAGCGAAAGGCGATGTTCATGTCCGTCAACAACGTCGCAATGGATGCGATGAAGGCAGCTGCAATTACCGAGACATCCGCCGCCGCATCGGGAGTTCAAGGTAGAACCGTAGATCAAGCGATTCGCGAGTTTGAAACAGATTTCGGCAATTTTGCCGTATCTCGTTTGGACGAGCTAGATGCTCGGTATAAGCAAATGCTTGTCGAAGCCCAGAGCATTCGCAGTCGGGGGCAAAGCATCATCAATCAAGGCGTTCCGCAGCCTCTACCGCCTCTTCAGAAGCCTAGTCCGATTCCTGCAATTCTCAATGGAGCGACAACGGCTCTGTCCGTCGCGTCTTCATTGCAGTCGTTGCGGGGGCCGCCGGGATCGTTTGCTACTGGAACGGGGGCTAGCAATACATTAGCAATGGGCCGATACGCACAGTCCATGTTCCCGACGACGACTTCAATTCCGATCAGCAATTTCCCGCCGATCTTCCGGTAATTCCACATGTCGAGCATTCCCTCCCCGTTTTTCAATCCACAGGCGGCTCCTGTTTCTCAGTTTACTCAGCCGTTTGTCGCGGCTCCAACCCCGGTTCAAGTTCAAGTGGGGCAGGGGTTGGAAGATATTGGCCCTGCGTTTATGAACTTCAGCACGACGCTGGCCCAGTTTGTTGGATCACAGGTTGCTAAGCAGAATCAAGAGGCGGCGGAAGCGGGAAGGGTGAAGGTATTTCAGAGCCGCCAGAGCTTCCGAAAGCTCGTAGAGTCTGGAAAGCTTGATCCAGCGGCGAACCCGTGGGAGGCTTATGGAGCGGCTCAGGCTGATGCGGTTATTCAGGCGGAAACATTCAAGGGCCGTCTTCAGGCAGACTACGATCAAGAAATCGCGTCCAATCCTGCGATGATCGACAGCGTCGGCGCGTTTGACGAGTTCTCTAAGAAGAAGCTAGAAGAAGCGGCCTCGGTTGGAGTTCAAAATCCGATCTGGATCAACACGTTCATCGAAGAGGTGACTCCGTCCATCAATGACATGTCCAAGCGGCATGTCGTTGCTGTCGGGGATTTCCGCCGAAAGAAGATGACTGATGCGCTTACTATCGGGATTGCCGCGGATCTTCGAGAGTACATGCAAGCATCGAACGATGGAAAGCCTCCAGTTCTTGGCGGGGATCTGACTAGCTCTGGCGTCGTCAAGGCTTCTGCATCCAAGGTTCAAGCGCGAATTGACGAGGTGTATCAGACGATCGGGGGCGATGCGGCGAATTCCGCTGCTATTGACGTTGCGCTCAAGATGCGGCTCGAATACGGCGACGATCCTCGTCTTAAGGCAGTCATTGAGTCTCTGAAGACTCCTGCTGGCCCAATCCACAAGACGGAGCGGTACAGGGCCGCAGAAGCGTTGCTAGAAACAGAGCTCGACGCAGCCCGAAGCCGCCTGACGATCGAAAAGACTCGCATGTTTGACGAGTATCTCTCTAAGCAGTTTGATCTCGAACGACTGAATAGCATGTCATTGGAGGACATTGCTAACGGGCGCGGCTTCCCGGCGTGGGACGACATTGAAGCTGATGTCCGCAAAATGGGCGTAGGGACGGAACTGTACTTTAAACTCAAGAAAGACTTTGAGGAGCGGAAGAGCGCGATTATCCAAGACAACATGGTTCGATTCATGGAAGATCTTGCTTACAACCAAGGATCTTCTATTGGAGAGCAGTTTGCGGAGGCTGCAAAGTCTCCAGACAAGTCAGCTCTAATTGCTTTGGCAGAAAACCAAAACGTCGCTGCTGTTCAAGCGCAAACTGAGCGCACTTTGCGGCGCATGGGGCGGGCTTACAACATTCCTGACTCGGCTGTTCCGCGATCTGTAGATCGGTCTTTGCTTGAAAGCGCGGCTATTGATGCTGCGATGAATGCGGCGGATCGTGATCCGACGACAAATCAGCCTTCGTCTGAGGGCGCGACCGTGCTTTTGGAGGTGGCGCGGGCGTTGGACATGAAGCACATGCACCGAGTGACGGATCGAATCCGATCGTCGGTCGAGATCTGGAATCGTCCTCAGTCTGACGTAACTAACATTCCCCCGCAGCTGCACTTTTCTATTGACATGTATGCGACCGCTAGGCGGGCGAATGAAACGAGCCGTCTGGGGCTCGACAAGGAAACGACCGATTTCCTTGACTTCGTCGTTCTCGCAGAATCTTCCGGAACAAGTCGAAGTGCGGCCCTTGCTGCGGCAAAGACTCAAATGAGTCCAGCAATGCGAAGCATTAAGATGGAAGAGCTCACTACGGACGATTTGGATACGAAGCTAGAGGACATTCGCGAAAACTTCTTCGGGCTGAATCAATTCGAGTTTGGACGAGGACGAGGGATTCGCGACATCGGGCAGCAGCTGGCGTATTCCTACATGTTGCAGCGATATGGCAAGGAACAGGCTCTGGACAAGGGCTTTCGAGAAGCAATGGAAAACTCGGTCGTCGTCAGCGGCGAGCCTGTCTATGCACCCGCCGCCTCAAGCTATCCAGCACTCGGGCGGAATGCCGATTCTTGGGAAGCAGTAATGAACGAGGCGATAAAGTCTCTTAACGAGCAAATCGGGCGAGTAAACGAAACGAGAGCAACAAAGCTTCCCACGATCGAATTGTCTCAAGTTTCGCTTGCTCCGCGCTCCGCGTCTAGGAACAACGAAGTGTTTGACCTTGTTTTCGTAGAGGATGGGACGCCATTTGATGCGGGCATGTACGGCTACGTCGGGATTAAATCCTCCTTCACGTTGCAAGAGCTGAGCGACATGGCGGTTAAGATCTCTAAGGAAAATTCAAGCTATTGGAAGAGGTTTGCACAGCCGCGGGGGATCCGCCCGAGCCTCACAAACTTCAAAACCAAGTAAAGGACGACAAGTGGCAGAAGAGACTACGGTTCCCGCTCCAGTTTGGCCTCCAGTTGAGCGACCGCTTCCAAAGTCACCGACGAACTATGAGCGGCTCGTCAATCAATCGATTTACGAGCACAACAGGCCGTCGCTCTATGATTCAATAATCGACACGACGCTTTCGAGCGACGTTGGTCGATTCATTGGATCACGGTCAATCCTCGGATCTGCGGGATATGATCCGAATTGGATAGACGACAATTCTTCGGAGCTGGATTTGATGCTGGCTTCAACGCCATTTGAGTTCCATGACGACATTCTGTCGTCTCGAACTATGAATGATGCCGTCTACACAAAGATGCGGATTGACGAGCGCATGAAATACATGCAGCGTGTAGGCGATGCCGGAGCTTTCGGTGCGGCGGCTGTTCTCGGAATCAACCTATTTGAGGGGGCCGCTCTGGGTGCTGCGACGTTTCCGATGACGGCCCCTCTTCTTGCAGGAACCGGGTATCGCGGATTCCGCACGGCAAAGGCGTTTTCGCAGGTTCTTGGCGTAGCAAAGGCATCGAACAGGGCTGTTGCTGCCGGGGAACTTGCTCGAACTGCTTCTCGAATTGGGCTGTTTGCCCGCGGTGTTGGCGTTGGAAGCGCAGAAGCACTCGCCTACACGTTCATTGATTCCCTAGTTGACCCTACGGTTGAGGGGCATGATTTCCGTTATGCCGCTTTGTTCGGAGGTTCATTTGGCGGGGCGTTTAACGGCTTGGCTGGAAAGTCCTTGCTAGCCGCCGAGCTTGCTCGGGCTGGCCGAAAGTTTGAGCTGGACATGCTTAGCCGCGGATATCAGCTTCCGGCTCGGTTCGGGGCGGATGATGCTGTGATGCGCTTCGCTGAAGCGGCAAATGTCGATACTGAGCTGTCTTCCGCGGTCTTCGCGCTCATGCGTAACCTTGGGATTGACCCGGACACGCTTGCCGTAGGGGGTCGCGTAGCTCGGTCAAAGGTAAAGGATACGATTAAGTTTCCAAAGTCTCGCGGAGTCGAGCTTGGCGGGGCCGACATTTTGGAAGATGGACGGATCATCCTTCGGTCTTTCTACAGCGATACTCCGAATCCTGAAGCAGCATTTCGAGGCTTGGCTCTCGTTATTCGACGCCGCCTGTTCAACTCGGATCTTCCGGAAACCTCTAGGGGAGGAATTACCGACGACGAAGTTCGAGCAATTGACGAGTGGCTCGGAGTTCGTCGTGGAGAGCGAATTTTCCAACAGGCTGAGCGTGGGCCGGGTGGGACTGTCTCAGGAGCGTTCATTAAGGAGACAACTGCTGAAGGACCGCGCCGCCTCGTGCGAACGGCGAAGTGGACAAACGAGGATGAGACTGAATTCGCTAATGGGTTCTTCCGGTGGCTAATGAGTGACGGAGCGGAAAAGGAAACTCTTTCAGATGACGTAATCGCCGTGTTTGAGAAGGTTCGTCTATTCCTCGCAAAGACATATGACGACCTTAGTGATCGTGGCATTGTGTCTGGCAAGAAGCCAACCTCCAAAATCACGAACATCTTGGAAAGGGCTTTAGAGCGAGAGATTCTCAACAAGCGAATCGCTGACAATGAGTTTGAGAACGCAATGCTTCGCGCGATTTCCGGCGGCGAAACCGGGGCAACCGCATCGGATGCGATGAATATCCCGGATCTTCCTGCTACGGGAACGAAGCCTGATTGGTCTGATGCCCCAACAACCGATGGTGTCGTTAGTGTCGGGGCGCGAATGCTTAATCAAAGCATTGCCGCTATGAAGTCACCTCTTGGTGTAGTGCGGTGGCTCGGATTCCACATGCACAACAGCCGCGTAGCTCCTAAGAGCGGGGCGGGCGGAAGGATCATCAATCAGCCGACGACCTTTAACGAGTACATGCGTCGCATAAAGTCGGTCAGCGAGGCGCGATTCCTCCGAACTTACAATCGCGCACTCAATCAATACCGCGTTGGCGGCAAAGATCTCAAGGATATCGGTCCAGTTGAGCGTACTCGTGGGTTGTTCCAACACGAAAAGCGAGCTCAGTTTGACCGAATGGTCTATGAGGAAGTCCATGCCCCCGGAACTCATTCGGATCCAAACGTAAAGCTTGCTGCCGATGCTCTTCGCAAAGAATTCAAGATGTTCGTTGATCTGGCGAAGAAAGCTAAGGTAGCTGGGTTTGCCGATCTTGCGGATGACCCAAACTACTTTCCTCGTCTTTATCGTTGGGACAAGCTTGATGCGTTTGTCTTGAAGTACGGAGAGCCAGAGCTCAAGAAAGTCATTTACAATGCGCTTGACCGCACCGAGCTCGGGGAAGAAGAGGCTGATGCCCTAGCAACCTTGCTAGCTCGTCGGCTTTCTGGCTTGTCTCGTGGCGAACGCAAGGACACGATCTTTGATCTAGACGCTCAGGTTCTGGAAATCTTGTCCCAAATGGAGAAGCCGAATCGGCCCAAGGGCGTAATTCTCACTCCTCGGGTTCGTCATCGATTCCGCGCAGACATGTTGACGCGAATGGAGGACGGTTCGCAAGCCTCTTTGTCGTCTTTCGTGGAGACTGATATTCCTACGGCATTTGGTGCTTACTCCCGGTCTGTCTCCGGAGCTATCGCGGAAACGAAGCTGATTCAACGCTTCAAGGCCGAGGTTGCCGCCCGAGATGGGGAGGAAATTGCCGAAAAGATTGATCGTTGGGAAGATGTAATTCAGTATGTCCGCGAAAAGAGCCGCGGAAAGATGACTGAGGAACAGCTTTCTGCGGAACTCGGATCTTTGAGTGAGCTGCGGGCTGGTCTAAGGAGTGAGCCTGATCCGGTGCTGTTTGGCGGCGACAACACGTTTAACGCCATTTTCTCTGAAAACGCCCGCCGTTTGATGAAGATTTCGTACCTCCAAAACGGCTCTTACTTTGGGCTTGCTCAGCTCAACGAACTGGCCCGCACCGTCAATCGTGCGGGGCTTCGTGCCGTACTTCAGCAGCTCCCTGTTATCCCGGAACTGCTGAGGGCGGCGCGATCCGGACGACCAAAGAACGAAATAATGGAGCTGATGGAGCAGACCTTTGGTTTGGGATCTGACCGCATTCGCCGCACTACGGGCCGAATTGACAACGCAATCAACTCTTACCCGCCGAATGTTCGGAGCGAAATGTGGCAGCGGTTTTCGGCCAAGATGGCGAAGTTTGATCGAAACTTGGATGCGCTGTCGTTTGCGTTCGCTGACCTTACGGGACTAGCACCGTTCACTTCTGCTACTCAGCACTTGACTGCTGCTTCTTTGATTCAGCGGCTCCATCGCATCGGACTAGGGAAGGACAAGGACTTTGGGTCCGTCATTGTTCGTCAATGGGGCGTGTCAGACGCTGAATACAAGCGAATTATCAAGGCGATCAATGAGTTTGGAGAAGTCGATAGCAGGGGCCGAGTGATCGCTCTTAACGAAGAGCGGTGGAATACTGATACGTTCCGCTCTTTCTTGACGTTCGTAGAGCGCGGCACTATGGCAACGATTCAGGATCCCCCTGTTCGAGGCGACTTCCACAAGTTCTTCTTTACCCCGATGGGCAAGCTCTTGATCCAATTCAAGACGTTTAACCTGAAGGCCGTCGATGCGTTTCTTCGAGCAAACGGACAGCGGCTCTCTAACGGCGAATCTGGGGCAGTACTCCGAGAATACTTCGCTACGATGGCCGTTGGAATGATGACTCAAGTCTTCCGCAAGGAGCTTCAATATGCCGCGGTTCGTGGCGAAAAGCAGCGAAAGAAGTTTGCTGATGAGAACTTTTCTCCATCCGCAGTTGCGTCATATGCCGTCTCCGGGGCATCGGAAAACTTCCTATTGATCGGAGCTACGGAATCCATCGCTAACTTTGCGTTTGGTACGACCGTCTTTGGCGATCGAATTCGCTACTCCGGTTTGGCCTCAAACCCCCTAGACATCAGCGCGACTCCGGCATGGCAGGTCGTCAGCCGAACGTTTTCCGGAATTCGTGGCCCTGTTCGAGCGGCATTGAACAGCGACTATGAGTTCAGCCAGAAAGACGTTCACAATATCAGGATGGCTATTCCGGGGGCTAGAATGTTTGGCATTGCACAAGGCATCGCGTGGATGGAAAGTCTTGCGGGAGTTGAAAACCTTCCCGAAGAATCAAAGAAGCGTTAACTAGGAGCACTAATGGCACTTTCTTACGTTCTGTATCAGAACACTACAGGCACGGGTCCGTTCAATTTCTCCTTTCCGTACATCTCGTCGCAGCACGTTAAAGTGACGAAAAACGGGACTTTGCTCACCTCGGGAACTGACTACACTTTGTCGCTCAATCCTACGAGGATCACGCTTACTAGCCCCCTAGTGTCAACGGATGCTTTGCGGATCTACCGCGAAACTCCCGGACGAACCGCTGGAAGTCCGTCTCCGCTCGTTGACTTTACTGACGGTTCGGTTCTTACCGCCGACGATCTTGACAAGAACACGCAACAGCTTCTGTATTTGCTTCAGGAAGCGATTGATACCGGAGGCATTGCGTTTGGTCTTGACTACTCAGAGACGAACTGGAATGCTGTAAACAGGCGGATTACGAATGTTGCGACTCCGACGAGTCCAGCAGATGCTGCTACTAAGTCATACGTTGACGGAACGGCTGTCTATGGAACTGGAGCGGCTTCTCCTCAGTCTTGGAGCCTTACTGGAGACGGAACAAGCGTCAATTTTGCTTTGTCTCCGGCAGCGGCGCAGACTGATCCTGCTTTGTTTCTCGTTGAACTTGGTGGTGTCATTCAGCGGCCATCGGTCGATTATACGATCAATGCCGCAGGAACTCAACTTCAGTTTCTGAGTGGAGCCCCGCTGAACGGGCAGGGGATTCGAGTCAGAAATCTTGGAATCGTCCGCAACGTCCTCGGATTTTCTCTTCCGGTCACCTTTGGAGCCGCCGCTAACGCAACTTTTGACGGAACGGCAACGTTCAACGGAACGTCAACGTTTAATGCCCCGCTTGCGGTTACAAACACGTTGTACGCAGATACGTCTAATGACGTAGTTGGGGTTGGCACGACTTCGCCCGCCAACAATCTTCATGTTCATAGTGCGGCAGCAATTACGGGAATCACGATAACAAACAACACTACGGGAACTACGAATGCTGACGGTTTGCTTATTCAGCAATCTTCAGGCGGGTCGTACTTTTGGAATCGTGAAAATAGTTTTGTCACTTTAGGGGCGAACAACGCTGAAGTTGTTCGCATTCTGCCGAGCGGCAATGTCGGAATTGGAACATCGAGTCCAGCGTTTACTCTTGATGTTGATGGACAGGCGAGAATTGGTGCTGGAAATGACATCACGCCAAATTCGGCGTCCAATGGGCACCTAATGATCACCGGCAATGGCTACGGCGGATATGTCGCTCTTGACGGCACGGCGATGCGGATTGGGCATAACTCCACAGGCCGTTTGCTTCAGCTGGATGTCAACGAAACCCCCGCGTTGACCGTAAAGAATGCGGGATATGTCGGCGTTGGATCCGTCACCGATCCGGCATCGTCAATTCATCTTCCGAATCGCGCTGAAACCACTTTTACAAGCGACAAGCTAGCAAACCAGATTCGTCTTTGGGATGCGGTCAATGCCGTCTATGGGCTTGGGATGTCTTCCGGAGTAATGCACATTGCGGCGAACGCCGGATCGAACGGAGCGATTAAGTTCTGGACAGGCGGAACTGATACTGTTGCTCCTAGTGAGAGGCTGTCTATTTCCGGAGACGGAGATATCACTATTTCCGGAGATACTGTTCGTAAGCTTCTTGGATCAACCACGATTCGGCAGGAGTACTCCGGTCCTCGTGAATGGGGCCGAGTTTCTTCCGGAGGGACAAAGGTCAGCGGAACAAACTTTACCGTCGCATACAGTTCAGGACTCTACACCGTCACTTTCACAACGTCGATGCCTGATGCAAACTACGCTGTTAACATGACTCTGTTGAATCCGTCTCCTGCGGATTCTCAAGGATCGGTAATCAGCATTGCTAATGGATCTTTTACTGTGCGTGTCTATGACGGCAACGGCAATAACATTCCGTCAGCGTTTTCTTTCCTTGTTCATCGCTAAGGATTTCTCATGCCACTCAATACTGTCGATGCGTCGATGACTACGGGCCTGTTGAAGACAGACAACAAGCTTTCGGAGCTAGCACAGGAATATGCTACGCAAACCGAAACAATGGTTAACGTCGGCCTAAATGCTGCGATTCCAATTGGAAGCGTAATCGTATGGACAAAGAACGTTGTTCCCGCCGGGTTTTTGTCTTGCAACGGGTCAGCAGTTAGTCGCACGGCCTATGCTTCGCTTTTCTCGTTGATTGGGACAAATTACGGGGCTGGAGACGGAACGACGACCTTTAATGTTCCGAACATTACTGGCGGATTGACCGTTTCTAGTGGTTCCTTGTATTACTTGATCAAGGCGAACACGGAAAGCAACCTCCCTCCTCTGTAAGGATCAAACATGACCGCTATTTCAGAAGCAGAGGTGTTGCTTGCTCTTGGTCGGTTGGAGGGAAAAATGGACGCAATCCTCCAAATGCAGCGAATTCAAGAGGAGCAGCTCAAGGGACACGATAAACGAATTAGGGATCTTGAGCATTCTCGTTCGTTTTTCATGGGAGTATCTGCCCTTGCAGGGGCGGGTGCTTCTCTTTCCATTTCCCTGCTGACAAAGGTATTTCAATGAGCAATCTCGACAAAACTCTAAAGGAACTACACGAAGCGATCGCGTCCGATCTTCTTCGCCGCATTCAAGATGGATCTGCGACGGCCTCGGACTTGTCTGTAGCTCGTCAGTTCCTAAAGGACAACGGGATCGACGCGCTTGCTCAGCAATCCGAGCCCCTTGCAAACCTCGCAAAGTCCTTGCCGTTCGACCTTGAGGCAGACGCTGCTTGACACAAGTAGACCCCCGTCTTCACGACTT